CCGTGATGTTGCCCGTCAGTCCATTGAAGCCCGTGACACCGATGTTGAAGATGGTGTCCGTCTTGCCCGAGGTCGAGATGGCGATGCCTGATCCCGCAACCGTGATGACTGTGTCACCCGTGGCTTGATATGCCGAGGCGAGGGTCACATGACCCGTGCTAGCGACCGAGAAGTATGTCGAGTTGAATGAGGCGACACCTGTCAGACTTGCGGTTGCAAGCCTTGCGGTAATGTTGGAGTTGTCCTTGCCGACAATAGATGCACCATCACCCGTAACGGCTGTTACCTGTTGAGCCACGCCGCTGAATGTGATGAGGTTCCCCGATTGGGTGATCGTGATATTCGATCCTGCCGTGATGTTGACCTTGCCCGTCAGTCCAACATCGGAGCCAAATCCGATTCCCGTGACACCGATGTTGAAAAGGGTGTCCGTTTTGCCCGAGGTCGAGATGGCGATGCCTGATCCTGCGACTGTGATGACCGTGTCACCTGTGGCTTGGTAGGCGGCAGCAAGATCAACGGCACCATTAGAAACCGTGAAGTAGGTCGAGTTGAACGAGGCGACACCGAGAACGCTATCTGTTGCAGTTATTCCTTGGAATGCGAATGTGTCAGTAGTAACTTCCCGAACAGAAATTCCAGGTCCACCTGTAAGGGTAAAGGTATCTCCTAAAGAAGCCACTTCTGTGGTTTGAACAGAATCACGGAAGGTGATTGAGGAGTTCGCAAGTTGAGCGTTGCCGATTCCGCCATTCTTGACTGTGACAACTCCTTCTAGGCTCACAGCGAAGTCGCCTGAATCGAAGGAAGCGACACCCGTGATTCCTGTAGTGGCAACCCTTGCTCGGATTGCGACACCGTCTCCGATAAGGGATCCACCGTCACCCGTCACCACGGTCGCAGCCGCAACATTGAAGTTGCCGTTCGCATCGGGTGCCGTGTTGTTGATCGTGATGACACCCTTGCTGCTGACATGTCCCGTTCCACTCACCGTAAAGTGGTCTGACAGGAACGATGCCACACCCGTCACACCCGTGGTCGCAGTCCTGTTGGTGAAACTGTTGTTAGTACGACCGATCAGGGACCCACCGTCACCTGTGAGCGTGACGGAACCAATCAGGGTGTTGAGGGAGGTGACTGCGTATGCGGGTCTCCACTCGTCAACTCCGTTCCATTGCAGGAACTGATATTGCTCGGGTGGATCCTCAAGATTCACATCCGAGAGTTGACCCACACCAAGAGTCACCGAGCCCGTGAGGCTGTTGACCGACCAAACGGTCGAGCGTTCGTCCCTGAAGGTGACCCTGTCGGAGGTACCTCCCGTACCTCCCACGAAAAGTCTGCGGTCTGCGATGTTGACGGCGATCTCACCTGCTGTGAGGGAAGGAGTCGCCGAGGGGACCTCGGATCGAAGTATCTTGATTGTCTCTTGTCGAGCCATATCGAAACGAAAATCCCCTTCTCGTCACGGAATCAGAAAGTTCCGCCGTCGATCCTCGCAACCACCGTTGCCATCGTGTATCCAGATCCCGAATCGTTCACGAATGTGGTGGGTTCGACTCCACCCGAGAGTCCCGTGAAGAACTTGAACTTGCCGCTGTCGGAAGCGTCCCTGAAGATTCCTGCGAATCGCTTTCCGCTGCTTGTGTACTGACCGTAGAATCCGAGGTCAACGCTGTCCGCTGCGTTGCCTGTACCAAGCATGATGAGCGGGTCCTCGACAACGAACGAATCGACATTCGCCGTGACCACCGTTCCATTGACGGTGAGGTTGCCAGGGATCGTGATGTCGTTCGGAAGACCGATAGTGAACTCTGTGTTCGACCTGCTCACCGAGACCTGAGACGCAGTTCCCGTGATGGTGAGGGTTCCACCGAGATTCAGCGTGGTTCCTGTGTCGCTTGTGCTTGCCTTGACGGTGATACCCGTCGAGGACACGGCACCACTCGACACCGAGAAGTGAGTCGAGTTGAACGAGGCTACACCCGTCACACCCGTTGTCGCAAGCCTGTTCGTGAACTTGTTGTTGTCAAGACCGATCAACGAGCCGCCGTCACCTGTGACCGTGATGTTGCCTGTCAGTCCATTGAAGCCCGTGACACCGATGTTGAAAAGCGTGTCCGTCTTGCCCGAGGTCGAGATGGCAATTCCCGATCCCGCCGTAGTGATGACCGTGTCGCCCGTGGCTTGGTATGCCGATGCGAGGCTCACCGCACCGCTAGAAACCGTGAAGTAGGTCGAGTTGAATGAGGCGACACCTGTCAGACTTGTGGTCGCAAGCCTGTTCGTGAACTTGTTGTTGTCAAAACCGATCAGGGATTGACCATCACCCGTGACCGTGATGTTGCCCGTCAGTCCATTGAAGCCCGTGACACCGATGTTGAAGATGGTGTCCGTCTTGCCCGAGGTCGAGATGGCGATGCCTGATCCCGCAACCGTGATGACTGTGTCACCCGTGGCTTG